AATCCTGTACTATGAGTCCAAGTTAAATCACCAGTACCTTCAATAGTATTAGTAGATGCACCAAATGCTATTTGGTCAGTAGCAATAGAACCACCGATGGTACCAGTAGGTATTCCTGTAACACTAAATGTTGGGAAACTTGTTGTACCACTAAAAGCTATAGCTCCAGCAGAGTAAGTTCCTCCTGTTACATAATAATTACCGTCAGAGTTGGCTGCCCAGTTTAATCCTGTAGCTGCACTACTGTCTGCTACTAATGCGTACCCGTTAGTTCCTGCTGCTAATACTGTGGGTACACCAGAACTATTAGCACTTAATATCTTTCCCTTAGCAAGAGTCACTCCTCCTAATGTGGTAGCTCCTGTTTTATATTGTACATCATTATCACTTCCGCCGGGTGTTGTACCTCCGGCTGCTAAATGTGAAAGGTTAACCTGAATATCACCAGCTCCTTTGACCGCTAAAGTAAGAACATCATCAGAATTGTTTAAAGATGCTCCAGTAACATAAAAATTATCTGCTCCAGCCTCGATACGTCTATTACCTATTGCGTTATGAGCTAAACTCTTAAGTACTCTTTCATATCGTGCCATCTATTACCTGATAAAAATGTTGGGGAGATTAGGGTTCTCCCCGAACCCTTTTTAGAAAAAATTATTCAATAACTTTAACTAATGATGATTTGACCTGCTTCAGGTCTAACTACCTTCAAACCATATCTCATGGACATGTAAGAGCCGATAATTCCGAATCCGGGATTAGCTTCTTCTACAGTCAATGGACGTCTCTCGACGTAAGCCATTGGCTTGCTTGAAAGGTCGAAAACTCCCATACGGTCCTTTGGGACCCAAGGGTTAACGATTACGTTAAGACCATACAACTGACCAACAAGTCCACCTGAAGCCAACATGTTACTGAATGGGTTATTAGCTGGGTCTGTCGGCATCACGTTACCACCGTCAGCTACTGCAACGGATGATGCGGTAGTGAAGATACTTGCGAAATCTGCCAATTTCAATACGTTTTCGTAGTGAGATGGAGACATAAACAAGTGTGTTGCGTTATATCCTAGCTTACTCATTCGACTAACTGCTGCTGATATATCTTGTAAAGCTACTGAACTTTCTCCTGCGGAGGTAGCTGCTTTATAAGAATTACAAGCTTGAAGTGTGGTTAATCCTTGGTCTGCGTAATCATCTAATCTTCCATCAAATGTTGCACCAGTTCCAAAGAATCCACCTTGCGGATTAGTTGAGAAGGTTGTGATTGCGGACTCAGCTGTTGCAGCTGTTATAGCTACGGTTCCAAGAGTTGCGTCTGCTGAATCGTTACCAAAAATTACTTTTGTAACGTGAGCAGTTAAATGACGGTCAACGGCTCTGCGAGCTTCGTTTAATGCCATCTCAACTTCATTGAATCTTGAATCTTCAATCATTCTGCGGGTAACACCTACTGCAAGTCCCCACTCTTTAACTGCGACTCTCTCGGAGCGTAGTTTAGTGTGTTGGTATTGCGGAGTGTTTCCTTCATCTATTTGTTCCATCGCCATTGATGGTTTTGCGAAAGTGATATCAATATCACCGCCTGTATCTGTAGTCATCGGGTCAGCGAAGAATTGCATTACTGGAAGGTCTGCGACTCTATAGTCCATCAAAGCTTCTTTATAATCAATAAGTACTCTCTCTCCGTTGTTCGTTGAACCAGAATTTAGGCTTGTTAGTATACCGGGTGTTGCGTCGACCATTTAATCACCTACATTGTCAGGCATTTGACTAATCGTATGCCTGTACCTGTGCCTGTTTCTAAAGACTGTGCGACTATAGCGCCTGCGGTTGCTCCTGCTTTAAGTACACCGTTACGTGCTGTTGCACCTGCGTCTACTTCTAGAGTTCCACCAACAGTAACAGTTCCAGTTACGGCTAAGTTCAAAAGAACCCCGTGTCCTGTTATGATACTGCATGGGCCATCAGCTACTGCATCGGTAAAAGCAAATCCTACTACTTTCTTAGATGCGGCACCTTCGTCCATTCTTACTTTTCCTGTGGTGTGCATTTCTACACAGTGTCCACCACTTATAGCAGCCGAAGCTGTAAAGGGTAGGATACGTGCTGGTGCACCACCGTCGTTAACTAATATTTCTGTTGCCATATTTATTTACCTCTGTAGTATTCTGGGTCTAATCTAATAGCTCCTTTAACTACTTTCATACCGAATTCTCTTTTGGTTTCTGGTACTTCACCCTCGTCGGCTGATTTACCTTTTCCGAAAGACCTTTCAATCTCTTGTGCGGGCTCTGGCATTGCTGCTAGAGCATCGCTAAATCCAGTCAATCTGGATTCATCCCATGCAGATAGTTCCTCTACACGCGCATCCTTCTTGGTTTCTTCGATTGTACCGAATAAAACCTCTCGGGATATGATTGCTTCTACTGTCTCAGCTTTCTTAGCTTCTGCTTCTTTTGCGGCTCTCTCTTCTGCGGCTGCTTTGAATGAGTCTAACTCTTTCATAGCTGCTTTAAATTCAGATTCGATTTCCTTTTTAGATGCTTCTGCTGCTTCAAGCTGTGAACGTAATGAAGCGAACTCGCGTTCGACAATGTTCTCTGCCTCGGATTTTACAGTTGTTTCTTTAATATCTTCTGACATTTTTTCTACCTCTGTTTTCCCGTCTTCACAGCCACATTTACCTTCGTGGCCACCACAACCACAGTCGTGGTCGTCGTCGGGTTCTTGTGTCTTACATTCCTTTCCTTCTCCATCTATTGTGCATTCTTTGCAGACGGGGTCCATTTTTTCATTGTCAATGAAACTTACCTCTGTGGGACGAATGTTAGTGGCATAAGTGTCACCCATCACATCAATATCGTTGGAAAACCAATCAATACTAACATGAGTCATGTCCCCTTCCTTGACTTTATCCATCACTTCTTGACCACGGCCATGTTTATTAGATACTGTTGCCAACATCTTAACTGCGGTCTTTCCATTATCCATCTCGATTAGCTCAGGCTTCGTTGCCATGCCGATAAGGTCCTCAGCTGTTCTTTGATGGTCAATATAAATCGGGAGTTCTGAAAACTTCTCTAGGTTGTCTTTCAACATACCTCCTTCAATATAAACTTTATGTTCTTCTCCTTCTGTCTCATATTCATGAGGTCCGGATGTAATAGCGATTACGGGAAACTCTACAGATTCGACTCCCTCTTCGCTTGTAAATGTCATTTGTTCACTATCAGCTACTGATAATGCAAATGAACGACGAACTGGCTCAGTGTCTTTGCCTTCTGCAAATTCCCGCTCTACGCCATTCTCTTGAGCCCACATGCTACACATGCCAGCTGCAATCTCTTCAGGGTTATCAAAACCCCTCTTCTTCAGGTTACTTTTAGTATTCATCATACACTTTTCAAATGTCATTTTCTGTCTCCTGTTGCGTTTGCGGAGGGTTTATTACCCCTGTTCTGTGCTCTAGCGGATTCTTCTTTCTTATCTTGATTCTTCCCACCAGAGATGTTTGCATTCTTATCACTCTGTTCTTTTTTGATTGGGGATGCCTTAATATCTTCAGAAGTTTCCATATCTAATTCTGCAACTCCTTCAGGGTCAAGACCTCTCTCCTCTCTAACTTCACCGGGTGATAACACACCTTCAGACAGATATATCATATCAGTCTTAGCTTTAGTGAATGCGTCGTTAACATTAATTTGCCTAAACTTAAACTTTGCTTCGCCACTTTCTAGTTGTGGCATTAATTGGGAATTAAGTGCTCCCTCTACCATAGTCTGTAAATATCTAACGTATGGTTCAAATATTGGACGTGCTCGCTCTGGCTCAGTCCACATTGTTCTTGGAACCTTAAGTGCCATATGTATTTTATCAAGTATGTCGTCAGTATACTTACCATACTCAAACGCTCTTTGTGTTCCTTGTAGCTCTTTTATTTGTATGTCGTTACCATGAATAATATCTTCACCGGGAGCTAAAGTATTAAATGCATCGACTATCTCGTTAATTTTGTCTGGACCATAAGGCATATCAGGTAAACCAGCACTTACATCAAATCTACTTGATGCATATTTATTTAATGCTGCTCCTATATCTCTTTCTGCATAATCTTTTAAATCAACTAGATATAAAATAGGATGTATATCAGATAACCCATAAGCTAAATCGTCAAATGAATTATTATTTAGTTGTATTATCTCATCCTCTTCGAATCTCACATCTTCCTTTTTATCTCCTACTTTTTGGTAGTAATACATTACTTGCCCATGCTCGTTCCTTTTAACAAACATGTTCTGACTAGAACGTAAGACTAGATTATCTCCAGTCCATTCTAGGTATCCAGTACCAAAAATTCTTGCATTTCTCAACCACCCGTATAATATATTCTCAAGATTAATATCTCGAAACATTTCTTCTAATTCTTCTCGAAGGTCTTCATCATCTGTTACTATGTCAAAATTATCTTTAACAGCATACAAACATGGTAAATCTATCAGGGTTCTTATTATAGGGTCGGAAAGATATACATCTTGATAAGTTCTATTCTTACCAATATGTGGTTCGTAGTCTTTTTCCTGACCTACACTAAACCCGCGATTAATTTTAAGACGTTGTATTACTCCTTCACCGTAACTTCGGGGGTCGTCTTTCTTGTACGAAGGGTTACTTCCAATGGATGCAAACCTACGTCTAACATTATCTATAAACGACATGGCTTTTAATAATTAAACTTAATGAGTATATAAAGTTTTTGTTAGATTCCACGTAAGCTGTGCTTATTTAGGCGAGCTTTTCGTTGAGTTGTACCAAAAATAGGTCTTCCGGAGTTGTTTCTGTACTCTTGTGACGTCTTATTTATTTTCCTTGATACAATACTCTGGCCGAAGTTACCAGTCATAGGTAACATACTCAAAGTAGCATGTATACCCATCGCAGAACTATCACAATAATCGTCATGCCTACCTGAAGGTGCAGCAATCTTCTCTGTCTTATTAGCAGCATCCATAGTATATTCTAAATCTATATGCTCTTTTGTCCATTTATGTACTAATTTAGCCATATCTGGTGTTAAATTTTCTGGATTTGGTACTCTTACTCTTCCTTGTTGGATATACGAGACGAAATCCCTATACATTTGAGTTTTAGTACCCTTAGGACCACCCGTAAAAATGAAAGCAACGAAATGAACACCAGCATCTAAACACGCCAACCGTAAATCATGTTCAACCGCCCCACCAATCCCAGTACAATCAACAATAAGACGAGAAGCCCCAAGCTGATTGGTAACATCCATAATACGTTGACGTTGGTATGGAATATCGTGTCCACCAGTTCTGGCATTAATTTCTTCAATGTAAACAAGCCGTGCGATATTTTGTGTGTCAGATTTATCAAGGGACCATGCACTAATAACAGTAGAGTTAACAGATTTGCCGATGTCAACACCAACAGTAATATTGCCTCCTCTCGACTGTCCATCCCCATCCAGTCTATTAATTTCGTAATCATCATAACATCCTTTAATTTTTTCTGGATTAAATACGTTCGCTACCGACTCTACAAACTCACATTCATATTCTGTCCTCCAGTAGATAGAATCTTCCCCCCATTCAGTCATTTTATCAAGCATTTCTTCTTCAGTATAAGGAGCTGAATAAGCATCTCCCTTTTTCACTGCATCTCTCCATGTATAATGTAATCGAGTAAAGGTATCTGCGTACCCATCATCGTATAAATATCTCCACATATGGTTGTCTTTTGACTTTGGTGTACCTAAATTTATGAACGGGGCCTTATTTGAAACTATCGCTGGTTCTACGTTGTCTATGAATAATCTATCATCAATTAAAGGACTCTCATCTACAATACACATAGTAGGATGTTGTCCACGTATAGCTTGACCTTGGTTACTAG